GACCAAAAACAGGCAGATAAAATTTTCAGAGATATCAATATAGAAATAAATGGTTTCTATTTTCTAAACTATCTTGCGTACTGGGCACTTAGATTAGGTGGTTGGTTTGCTTGGAATAAACATAGAAAAAGAAATTTACAAATAGGAGAATAAGATGATAGAGTGGATTCAAAACGCTAAAGAATGGATTACTGATAGAGTTCAAGAGAGAACATCTTGGGACGGTGCAATGTTAATCGGTGTAGGTCTTGTTGGATTATTATTTCAAGGTCTAGTAACTTGGGCTGCATACATCGCTATTGCATATGGAATTTGGACAATAGTTAAGTCTGAATGGTAGTCATTTGTTTGACTGTTTGTTTAGTCAAATTATGTTAGTTGTCAAATTTTTGAAGACTTATAAATATAAGTATGACTATCAAAACCGAACTAGAACTTCTTAAAAAGGATGTGAGTGATATGAAACACATTCACTCACGCCTTGATACTGCAATTACTAAACTTACAGATGTATCAAACTGTATTAATAAAATACTTGCAGTACACGAAGAAAAACTTGCAAGACAAGAAGAAGAATTAGTAAAAAACGAAAAAGAAATAAAAAAAGAAATACAAGAATTACATTCAAGGGTCACATCAAATTACAAAGAAATAGTCACACTTATAAGTAAACACAATTCAGATGATATTGAAAGATTCCATCAACTTCAAAGAGAATTATCTAATAGGGTAGGTATATTAGAAAAGTGGAGATGGATTATTATCGGTGGTTCAATAGTCGCTGGATTTATTCTTCATAAAGTAATTATGTTCGCAATATAGTATTGACAATCTTTTAATTATGGTATATAATGTTTATCTATGAACACTTTTGTTGATACAAAATATATTGGTCTTTTATCTTCAAAGTTATCACAGTTTAAAAAGAAATCTGGTAATTTATACAATTTCAGATGTCCATACTGTGGTGATTCAGAAAAGTCTAAAACTAAAGCCAGAGGTTATCTAATACTCAATAAGACATTTTATGTTTATAAATGTCATAATTGTGAGAAATCTACTGACTTTGGTAGTCTGTTAAGATTTGTAAATAGTGATTTGCACAAAGAATATACATTTGAAATCTATAAAAACAAGAATGTATATATACAATCAGACGATAATAAAAAAGATTTGAATTTAACTAGACCAGTATTTCTAAAAGGGGATTCTCCACTCAAAAAACTCAAGAAAATTTCACAACTTAGTCCAGACCACCCAGTAACTAAATGGGTAAGAAATAGACATATTCAAAGTCGTTTTCACTACAAGTTGTTTTTCTGCAACAGATTTTATGAGTGGGTTAATACTTTCATACCGAACAAGTTTCCATCTTTAAAAGGTGACCACCCAAGATTTGTGATACCTTTTTTAGATAAGAGTAATAAAATGTTCGCACTACAAGGTCGTGCATTTGGTAAAGAAGAACCAAAGTATTTGACCATTAGATTGAGTGATGAAAAGAAATTATATGGTTTAGATAGTATTAACTGGGGTAGGAAAGTTTATGTTGTTGAAGGCCCGATTGACAGTTTATTCTTAGATAATTGTGTTGCAACGGCACATTCAGATTTAAGAATTGATAAGAAAGATAATGTGACTTTGATACCAGATAATGAACCAAGAAATAAGGAAATAGTAAAAAGAATTAGAAGTTTTATAGAAGATGATTTTTCTGTATGTTTGTTTCCAGAACAAATAAAACAGAAAGACATCAATGAAATGGTTGTGTCTGGAGTAAAAGACATAAAGAAACTAATAGACGATAACACATATAAAGGACTAGAGGCAAAAGTCCGATTTAACGAATGGAGAAAAATAGATGCTTAATGGTAAACTTCCAACAAAATATCAAGAATTTATACACCTTTCAAGATACTCAAGGTGGCTACCAAAAGAGGGTAGAAGAGAAACTTGGAGAGAAACAGTAACAAGATACTTTGATTTCTTTCAAGAACATTTAAAACAAAGTTGTAAATATAGTTTAGATAAATCATTGAGAGAAGAGTTGGAAGATGCAGTAATACATCTTAAAATTATGCCTTCTATGAGATGTTTAATGACTGCTGGTGAGGCACTTAAAAGAGAAAATATTGCTGGTTATAATTGTAGTTATGTTGCAGTTGATAGACCACAAGCATTTGACGAAATACTATATGTATTAATGAACGGAACTGGAGTAGGTTTCTCAGTTGAAAGACAGTTCGTTGGTAATCTACCAACAGTTGCAGAGGAGTTTCACCCTAGTGATACAACTATTGTTGTTCAAGATAGTAAAATGGGTTGGGCAAAGGCATTTAAAGAACTTGTTGCAATGTTATATCACGGACAAATCCCTAAATGGGATTTAAGTAAAGTAAGACCAGCTGGTGCTCCACTAAAAACTTTTGGTGGTCGTGCATCTGGGCCTGAACCTTTAAGAAGATTATTTGAATTTACAACAGAAATATTTCAAAATGCACACGGAAGAAAATTAAGTTCTATTGAATGTCACGATATTGTTTGTAAGACGGCAGAGATTGTGGTTGTTGGTGGTGTTAGACGAAGTGCATTGATAAGTTTGTCTAATCTATCAGATGATAGAATGAGAGTTGCAAAATCTGGTCAATGGTGGAACGATAATGGACAAAGAGCACTTGCAAATAACTCTGCGTGTTACACAGAGAAACCAGATATAGGTATTTTTATGGACGAATGGAAAGCACTTTATGATTCCAAGTCTGGTGAGAGAGGTATATTTAACAGAGAATCTGCAAAGAAGATTGCAGAGAAAAATGAAAGAAGAGATGTTGGGTATGACTTCGGAACGAATCCATGTTCAGAGATAATTTTACGAAGTAGAGAAATGTGCAATTTAAGTGAAGTTGTTGTAAGAACAGATGATACAGAAGATACATTATTAGAAAAAGTTAAACTTGCAACTATACTTGGAACATTTCAATCAACATTAACTAATTTTAAATATGTGAGTAAAGATTGGAAAAAGAATTGTATTGAAGAAAGATTACTTGGTGTATCACTTACTGGTATTATGGATAATAAATGGACTGCTGGTAAACTGCCTGGTTTAGATGTATTACTAGAGAATTTAAAAAAAATGTCAGTAGATACGAATAAAGAATGGTCTGAAAAATTAAAGATTAATCAATCAGCTGCAATCACTTGTGTAAAACCTTCTGGTACTGTTTCACAGTTAGTAGATAGTGCAAGTGGTATTCACGCTAGACACAATCCTTATTATATTAGAACTGTAAGAGGTGATAAGAAAGACCCACTTACAAAGATGATGGTTGAAGAGGGATTTCCTGCTGAAGATGATGTTATGAAACCAAATGATACTACTGTGTTTTCATTTCCAATAAAGTGTAGTCCAGATGCAGTATTCAGACAAGATTTAACTGCGATTGAACAACTAGAACTTTGGAAAACATATCAAGTACATTGGTGTGAACATAAACCTTCTGTAACTATTTCTGTTAAAGAAGAAGAATGGATTGATGTTGGGGCTTGGGTATATAAGAACTTTGACTTAATGAGTGGAGTGAGTTTCCTACCATATAGTGAACATACATATAAACAAGCACCTTATCAAGATTGTAATGAAAAAGAATATAAACATTTGTTGAATAAAATGCCTACTAGTGTTGATTGGAATAAATTATCTGAGTATGAAAAATCCGATATGACAGTAGGTTCACAAGAACTTGCTTGTTCTGCTGGTTCTTGTGAGATTCAATAATGCCTGGAAAAACAATTTATTGCGATTCTTGTGATGCTGAATTTAAAATAAATCATAATATGGACGATGATTATTATCAAGTAAAATATTGTCCATTTTGTGGTGAAGAACTTGATGAGGATAATGTAGATGAAGACACAGAGTAAAAAATCTAAAGGTAGACGATTACAGAAATGGGTTAGAGAAAAACTCATAGAAAAATTGAATATACACGAAGAAGACATTGAAAGTCGTTCAATGGGTGCTGGTGGTGAAGATTTAATTATGGCTAGAGCTGCAAGAAAAAAGTTTCCATATTCTATTGAATGTAAGAACCAAGAAAAACTAAACATATGGGAAGCATATAATCAGGCGTGTGATAATGCTGGTCATTATGAACCCATAGTTGTCATCAAAAGAAATAATCAAAAACCTTTGGTATTGATTGATGCAGAATATTTTATGATATTACACAATGGACATTGAACAACATTACATAGATTTATATAAAGTTATGCACCAAGATAAGAAGACTTATCAAGGTGTTAGTTTATTCAAAGAAACCCCAAATGTTGCGAATATTGTTCTCATAACACATTCTCAAACAGTATTAGATTATGGTTGTGGTAAAGGTAGTCAATACACAGATTCCCACCTTAATATACTATTTCATATTCAAGATGAAAATATCTATATGTATGACCCAGCCTTTCCAGAACATAGTAAACTACCTAAAAGAAAGTTTGACGGAGTTATATCAACAGATGTTATGGAACACATTCCAGAAGATATAGTTCCAAAGGCACTTGATACTATTTACAGTAAAGCAAAAAAGTTTGTATATCTTGCGATTTGTACTAGACTTGCACAAGCAATACTACCAAATGGTGAAAATGCACATTGTACTGTAAA